CCATGACAAAAAATTGCCAAGAATATAGTGAGAGGAAATCCTCTTCTCAAAAGGTTGAGCAATCAACCGACCTCGAGGGCCGATTGAAAGCACGGAAGCTTTTGCAATGCGAAATGCGAGGCGAAGAGACTCGAAAGGGTCGAAGCGTTGGCGCATTCATTGCCCGGTTGGTGGAACGGAACGTTCCGCCAGACCTAGCGCAGAAATGCGTTGGGTCAACGATCAAACTGATCGAGTCTGTTCTATGGCCTTTTGTCGTATCACGCGCCAGTCGTCGCGACGGTGCGTGGTATGACAGAAGAGAACTACGGCAGTTGGACGTGTCCGTCGCGCACATTGTGCGAGAAGTACATCGTCATGCCGAACATTCTGAGAATCGGGACCAATCTTTCATCAAGTATTGGACCGATCTCGCCATGTGTCAAGTCTTCAAGGATGAGGCGAAACCGCCTCGTCCTAGTTGGATTGACACGCCTCTGTTTGTGGGGTGTCTAAAGAGAGCTGTTGCTATGTGGGTAAATCGCGGAGATCTTTCGCGAGTCTACTCACTTAGCAAAGGCATTAAACGTCTCTGGCCAAAGCTAGGTGACGCTAAACGCAATGCAACTCTCGACAAACACAAGGAACGCTTCAGTGAAGCCGTAGCAAGTCCGATTCCGAACGAGCTGCGGTCCGCTGTACGCACGACAGCGCGTATGTTGTTTCTCAATGGTAAGAAGAATTTCTTCAACTTAACATCGGATCCAACAAAAGTGAACCCTTCAACCTCTGCTTGTTTGCAGTCAAGCCGCGAGAACGGCGGCTGTGCAGCACTCTTTGCAGAGTTTGATCCACGTCAGGTTCCGACTGTTTTTAACAGTCGGTATGTCGATGAGCAATACCAGAAATGGCGCAATGATACTTGGAAAGAAGCTTGCGCGAACGTTGCCGTTCGCGTTGCTTCTGGGGACAGCTCTGTCCACGACATGAAAGTCGTGGCCATAGCCGAACCCGCCAAGTACCGAATCATCACGAAGATGGATGGGTATCTTGCGACGGCTGTACAGCCGCTGCAAGGGGTGCTTCTAGATCTTTGGAAGCATTCCAAATACTCTACCATGCTTCATGACGATTGCACAGATCTTGTGCGTGCTATCGACAACTTGAATACCGAGGATGAGTTCTTTTGTTCTGTAGATTACGAAGCTGCCACTGACCTACTTCGTCGTGAGACGACGTGGGCCGTGATGGAAGTGCTCCAGGCCTCGCCGTTGGGCTGGCTGGGAGCAATTTCCTTCATGGGCGGCAAGGTAACCTATCCTGATGGAAGTGTTATCGAGAATGAGGAAAGACAGCCGATGGGCCATCCGCTATCTTTTCCCATTTTGTGCTGTGTAAATCTTGCGGTTTACAGGTATACGTGCTTTGACGAAGCACACCGCCGTTTCCCTGACAACGCGAAGGCACGACGTGCCTGGTTAAAGATGCGTTTGGAAGCGGTTGCAGTGAATGGCGATGACATGCTATTCAAATGCGACCGCGACTTTTACGCACGCTTTATCAACGTTGCTAGGGAAGTTGGCCTGCACATCTCGGTAGGTAAGAACTATTTATCGCGTCGCATGTGTATGATTAATTCGCAGGTGTTTCGCCGCGAAGGAAATCGTATGGTCCGACAGGGCTATTTGAATTTGAAGTTCGTGACTGGCTCGTCCGTGAAAACGGGAGAGTCAGCTGCGACTCCAGATCAAATTGGTCCTGCTGTGGAACGTATGATTTCTCATGCACATTGGACTTCGCCTGTGGTTCCTGACGTCTTTCAACGTTGGGCCACCTGGCGATTTCTTTATCCAGGTTTTCGACCGAACTGGTACCTACCCCTCCACCTCGGAGGATTAGGACTTGTGCCACGCGCTTCAACGCGTTGGCACAGCGTGAAATACACCGCAGAACAGCGGCGTGTTGCACGTGCGTTCGTTCTCGAACCTGGTCGGATTTCGCTTTGTCAGCGACGTCCTAGCGTACGCGGTCTCAGTCTGACTGAGAAGTTCTTGCCAGATGAGTCTGAAACAATCTATATTCGCAGGTTTGGAACCAGTTCTGAAGCACTCCATGTGCTTGAGGATGCTGGTTTCAAACTTCAATCTGCCCAGTCGTCCGTCAACGACTGGTCGACGCGCATGAAGATGTATGCGAAGGCATACGATCCAGCGCAGTTCTCTCGGGACTTCGTTCCGAAAGGACGGCTGATGCCGCGTCGTGAGCAGTTTGAATTGGGGTTACGCGGTGCGAGCCGAACCGGCGCGCAACGCATTCCTCCATTTTCTGCGGATGAGCTTGAGCAGTGGCGTGACATCGAGGTCTATGTCAAGCCGCTTTTCAGACCACCTCCACTTCGACCAGTTCTTTTGAAGCCAGTTGGTAAAGAGTTCTTTGACGTTTTTCAGATTGAAGCAGCGGCGCAATTTCTTGCGTTGCGGCTTCTTCGGAGAAACGCCATCTGAACACCAACCGTCCTGCGCCGCAAGACGTTAAACTGCAAGGCGTGTGAGGTTCTGTCGAACGACGATCATGTCGTGTCCCAAAACGTTGAGACAAGGTTGCGGTGTCGGTGAGTCCCGAGAGAATTCGAGGGACGACCACTGATTCCAACAACTGGTAACAGAGCGTGCTAAACAGAATGCCGAGAGACTGCACGGAGTGCCCATCACTGCGATGTGGATCGACAGGACGAACAGTCCGGGGTTGCAGCCCT